CCACATATAGGCTCTGCCCTGCCATTCATAGTCAGATAGATCCTTCAGCTCAAATGTGGTAGCCGGAAAGGTCTCCAAGGACCAGGATGTTTTGATATCAATGATGCTATCCTCCGTGATAATATCACAGCATCCTGTGAGATACTCATTTTCTGCCATCTGCTCGTTTTTAAGGTAGTTTTGGAACCTTACCCCATTGAGCAGGTCAATAGAGTCCTGCTCCTGCTCTATGCCCTTGAGAACGTACTTATTCATGAGCTGAGTACGGTACCCATAGAAGTCCTGCTTAGCTTGTTCAATGATGTACGTCTTAGCAGTCTGTCCTAATGCCTCCCCCTTAGTCCTGGAGGAGGTCATTAGCTTACCTAATTGTGATGCCCTGAACTTCATGAGTAACGTAGATTTACTTTATTGCGGCTCTTATAATTGTATATGTCCTCAATTAATGCCCTCATCTGTTCTCTATTAGCACAATCAACTAATGCTTTAGGCTGAATTCTTACCTTATGCATAAATTCACTAAAATCAAATAAATTATTTTGAAATAAACCAATCATTGTACCTACAAAAGTTGTTTTATTATATCCTTCAAAATATGGCTTACACATTCGTATTTTATGGGCCCATTCTTGAGCTAAATCAAAATCTTTACCTACCCATGAGCCCTCTTCAAATACTTCGGTTTGTTTACTATAATTTTGATTATGTCGAAACTTATTTATTATGCCAGAACCACCAGACGTTGTAATATTAGAGCAAAGAGCAATACAATCTGTAAAGGTAAAATCATCATTTTTTTGCACAAATTCTTTTAATTTAATGTATGACTCAATTCCCATCTCAGCATACCCCTCCATATAATCACGCTTACCCCAATTTTTTTGATTGAGATTTAATGTATGAACCTCTTGAAGTTTATATCCGTTTACAACAATATAGTAAACAAAAGTATTTACATTTTTTGCTGCTTGCAATCTATGCTGCCCGTCTATTACTTCCATTTTCTCATTAACTAAAATGGGGTTACATTTCATTCCATGTACTTTTAATGAGTCAGTTAATCTCCGTATGTGTTGAAGATTAGGAACTCTATTGCCGTCTATGGATTTGAAAATTGATAAATCATAAGTTTTGTAAACTTTATTTACCTCTTGTCCTGTTTGCACTTGGTTACTGTTCTTCGCCATTGGTGCTTGTGTTGAATTAAACATATATTTATTTATATTGGTTACTTATTTTAATTGCCCCTCCTGCTCTTTGGTTAGGGTGTAGGTAGCTCTAAGGTCCTCAACGGTGTATCTACCCTCTTGGATAGCTTGAAGTGCACTGTTGAACCTGTCAGGTGTTAGGGTAGGCTTAGCCTTGGGTGCTCTACTTGCCTCATGCCCATCATCATCCACAGCTTGTAAGGATAGGAGAGATACTAAGGTGTACCTGCGGAAGTAAGTAATGGCTCCACCGAGCTTCTGTGCATCGGTCATTAAGGGAAGGGGCATGAAGCTCTCAAGGGTATCTTCACTCTCAATATCAATGATGATGGTATACACCTTATCATCCTTCACTGGCTGTATCAATAACAGTCCACAGTCCAGGAGAATAGGCTCCACTGTATCAATGATGCTATTGATATCAGCATAGTTCCTCTTTAAGTGTGGGTTAGTGGCGTTCTTGATCACCTTACCCATGGACTGCTTCGCCAAGTGCAGCTTTTGGTAGATGTTGAGTGCTGCTTTAGGCTCTTCAGCTGGAGCTGTTTTTCTTGTTGTCATAATTTATGGGTTAAAATTTCTACAAATATACAACTTAATTCTAACAATTTACAATTTCATTAAAAAAAATTACAAATTCATCAAAATTACGTGCTATGTAATACACTCCTCCTGCCTGTTCAATCTTCTCCTGGTACCTCTTCTGTGCATCGGACTGCCTATCCTTGCCTATTTTTACTTCAATCTTCACACTTCTGCCCTTGATGGTTGCGGATATATCTGCTGATCCGGGTGTACCGGTACCCTTGGTCCATTGCACTCCTGCCACTGAGCCATCAGTACGGTACTTGGTACGTGCCACACCCATGGTATTGATACGTTCTGCTTGGTATCCATGCAGTGTAATATAGTCTATGATTGCCTTGGTCAGGCCATTTGCTGTTGAGTCCTTGTACACTGTTTTCGGTATGTGAGTTTGTGGAAAATTAGGGTTATTCTCAGCCCATTTCTTGAGCTTGAGTTCATGGAGTAGTTTCTTGTGTTCTCGGTTCATATTTAATATAGGTTACTTCTTCTCCCTTGTAGGCTTTTATGATGTACTTACCAGGTGGCAGGTTCAGACCATTCTCACCAAAGGTAGGTATCTTTGGGCTATGGCCTACGATTTCCAGGTAGTCATACTTGCCCCATGAGTAGGCAGTGCTTTTACATCCTGCCACCAGCAGGACCAGTAGTGTTAATTTAGAAAGGTGCTTCATTTTCAGGTGTTATTGTGTTAAAATCAGTTTCATCCTTGTTACCATCCAAGAGCTCAAAGTATCTTGCTATGTGGTCCTTACTCTTGACCATAGTATATCCTTTGTACTTGGCCCATTCACCAACCCACTTGAGGAACTTCTTAGTATCAAGGTCCTTGAAGCCATTGGTATCATTTTGAAAGCATACTAACGTAGCTGTATTGTAATGCCTTTTATTCAAGGTTAGGTTATTCTCTATCACAAAGTCATAGAACTCCTTGCAGGAGGCTTGTATGAGCCTCTTAGCGTCAGCATTGATACTAACAGTCTTAAAGAGTCCTATCTGCAGGTACTTCTGCAGGTTGCTTAGCATATAGTTATCGAACAAGCTCCACTCCTCTTCAGTCCATTCATCAAAGAGTAGCTTGCCATACTCTTGCACTGGGTTACGCTGGCTGTTGAAGTACTGATAGAACTCTATCTCATGCCTTCTCCGGTCATGAGAGGTACCTGAGCCTGAGATTACATAGTTAGTGGTGATAACCACCTTGGGTGAACGTTCAAAGGGTATGTATATCTCATCCTTATTTTTACGGTTGACTGGTATACCTTCAGTGATTAGGCTGAACAGGTGCTCAAAGTCAAAGTTTTTCCTAACATCATCAAAGGCAAGTACCTGAGTATCCAGTGATACACGCTGATAGACGAAGTCACTCTTGCCAGGGTTGAAGGCCTTGCCATCTATCTTGATCACTTTCCGGATGTTACTCAGTGCAGTGAGCACCAAGCTCTTGCCACTACCACCATTTGGGTTATCATCTATCTCCTGGTCATTGAAAATAATGGCCTTCTGGTCAGTCTTATCCTTGAAGGTATGAAGTAGATACCCAAGTATGGTCTCCATGGCTTCTACCCGGTTATCTTGATCAGCTGATACCTTACGTATAAAGTCCTGAAAATTGTTAGCATGAGCCTCTAATCGTGTAAAGTCTCTGTTGATGATCTGACCATTCCAAATATAGCCATCAATATCAATGTAGCTGAGTAGATCCACACTATCCTTGGTGCACCTTACCACACCATTCTTGAAGGGTATGAAGCTCACATGCTTAGTATCCTGTAATAGGTTCATATCTATGCTATCAAGCATGTTGAGGTAGTTCTCAGTGAATAGAGCTGTGGACTTAGCACAATGGTTGTATACATCAATCATCTCATTTTTGCGGAGATAATTAAGCACAAAGTCCTTAATGAGTTCGGTACTTGACTCATTTACCTTGTTCTCCTGGATGTATACAAAGGTTGGTTTCTTGCTACCTTCAGGGTAGTACTTGGCAAAGCCATGCTTATGCAGGAACTTGGCAAAGTTATTCGGTACTATCTTGACCTTGGAGTCCTCACCCTCCCAAAACTTATCTTCTACATTCTGTACCTCAGTTTGCACTGTATCAATGATTGCATCATCCACACCTAACTGCTTCTTGATATCATCCTTGCTCACACCATCCTTGAGCTTGACCTTCACCCTATCCATGGTCTGCCTATCCTCAAAGTACTTGCTTCCAAAGTTAGCACGCTTGTAGCAGTTGCTTATGGTGTTATTGATTTCATCAGCTGTGAAGCCAGGCTCTTGCTTCTGAAGTAGGAAGTCACGTGCTATCCTTTCATCTATACCATACTCACACATGCACATGGCTACCTTGAAG